ACAATTGTTATCCACTCAATTACGTCGTGACAGAGTCAAAAACATCGTGATACAGCCCAATCAAACTGGTATAGGTCAAATGACTACTCCAAGTTGCGTGAAAGTCATACGATTCATTCTCGAATGGTTATGGGGTGAAGAATGGTATAACGGTGATACTGTTCTTCAAATCACAATCACATCAAACACAACAACCGGAACTCCTCCTCTTGCCGTCGGGTTTGTCGTGAGTCTTTGCGAGCAGTTACAACCAGCGTCACCCATAAAAATCGTGATCACACAAGCAAGAATAAGCGAACAGACCGAGTTGAAAAACAAGGTAGACAAAGACGTATTCAAGAAAATCGAATTCGAAAAAGTTGTCTCATCTGCATAACCCACTTGGAACAAATATTCAAAAACTTATTTCACCAATTATACAATAAAATAGCCAGTATAAACATAAAAAATTGAATCGTTATGTTTATATTTATGTGAAACCAAGAATCGTTCATTCGTTCATTCGTTCGCTATCATGTCTTCTGTTACTATCGATACCGTCGCTCCGGAATCAGTATCCGTCAATATTCATCCATCATCTGGACGTACCCCACAGATATCAAAAATAAGGAAACAAACGTATGGGAATATCTCTCAAAATACAGTCCGCCTGCTGACCGCGGTTTCATGTTCAGCTACGGTGACGACCGAATCGTTACACTAGTTGGCGACAATATGGAGATTGGACATTCTGGCGCAAGTATGGGATGGACGATGCGGAATATCGAGTTTATTGCGAAAAACGGAATTCCAGCATACCGAACGCAGATTTTGAATAGCCGCAGCTAATTATCGACATAAAAAGGGAGGAGGGTTATTTTACACATTCGGCATAACACGGTAATGTATCTACATTTATTAGAATATGTGTATTTTTTCCCTCTTTCAAGAACTTCGCTGCGAGTGACGCATGCTTCTTGTATTTTTTATATGTGATTTTATATTCATCAAATATTGGATTGTGTATCTCATTAGAAGGAACGTGATTATGAACCGACCTTGAAATCATTTTATATAACTTAAAATCTGGATATCTCTCCTCGCCGCTCGATTTATAGAGTACGTTGCGTCCTTTGTCATCCAACGTCCATTTGACTACCATCTTAATAATCGGGTCGGATTTACTCAGTTTTTCTACCTTGTTTATGTCATAAATAAAATAGTCAAAAAGAGCACACGCGAAACGACACAAATCAAAACTGTAATTCGGTTCTACGATGGGCTTATTTGGGTTATAATATGGCGGGAAATTGTATTGCGTAGCGGCATCACCTTTGGGATGGAAACTGTCGCTACATATAAGCTCTCCGCGGAATTTATAGATCGCGCGACCGAAATCTATGATTTTAAAGATGCGGCCATATGTAGGAACCTTGTAATGTTGGTCTTCATAGATATAATAAATGAACTCTTCGGTAGTTTCGATAAACATAATATTGTTCGTGTGCAGATCATTATGTGTAAATGCGAACATTTTCTGATAAATAACTAGCGTCATAATCACCTGGAAAAGCAGCGAGGTCCATTCTTCTTTTGTGAGTTCATCCCTCATCATAATATTGTCGAGTGTGCTAACGCACTTTTCGAGTAAAATCGCCTGGATTGGAAAGTCTTTGATTTTTACGATGATTTGTTCGTCGTCGCTATAGTTATCATCGGAATAGTCTGAAGACTCTTCATCACTTTCATATCGGTCAGATTGACGATTGTGCTCTTTTTTGTCGTTGTCTTCTTGGTCGTCGTTGTCGCCTTCGCTGCCTTCGCTGCCTTCGCTGCCTTCGCTATCGCTTTCGCCCCCTTCGCTGCCATCGCCATCGCCGCCTTCACCGTCGTCGTCATCATCTATCGTTGTATAAGAAGAATTTGACTGTGACGTATCACTATCACTGATATTATCATCACGATAGTCCCTAGTATTCTTTTTAGGATGAAGTACTGTATCATGTTCTTGATGATCTCGCTGAATATCAAAATCATCTATATTTATTTCAAGCACTCCAGTAGATACTACATCAGTGGCGGCGGCGGTGGCGGCGGTAGTAGTTACCGACGGTATTGTTGTATTCGCGGTGACATCGGGCGAAATTTCGGAAACATCACATTCTGAAATATATTCAAGAATATCGATACGGTCTTTTTTACTAAAATAATTATCCGTTGATAAATAATCATCATTATTATTCCCGCCATTCATTATTGGCTGAAGTTTATTTCGAAGTTTCATTAATTTATTACCACTCACATTTGATTCATCATCATCAAACTGTGAATAATCTATCGTGAAAAGCTGGTTTTCATATGTATTGAAAAAAGAACAATCCGCCAAATAATCAATATCATCAAATACATTCGTGGAAAATTCGCGTTGTTTGCAAAGATAGCTTCCATAATAATCAAGACCGTGGACAATTCCATGTGTATGTAGTGCGCAGCTTGTCAAGTATGAGAAAAATCCGTCTACGTATGATGAATTATTCGTATTCAACATCTTATCCTCACAGGTTTCGGAAGTTGAATTGTATTTAGGAAGCATACATGCGCGTTGACTCGTCGTATACGTCGACGACTCGTATTTTCCAGATAAATAGCGAATCGGATCCAATAGCGGAGAGTACTTCACAAACATCGGAACATTCATTGTATTTCCAGCATCGTCTCCAATCACAGTTTCTAAATGATTTAGCGATCCATGATTCGAATTGGAGCGGATATCTTCATGGTTATATTCCGTGTTATTATCCATAATTTGTGTAGGATGTTCTATGATATTCTGTAAATAATACCTTTGATTCAATTGAATCCCGTTGTAGTTCGATTCGTTAATATCAAAAAATCGCCGATAAATCGGAATATAATTTTGAATATCATACAATAATGCTGATTCGATACTCTCTGGAGTATATTTATGTTTTCGGTAGTGAAGTTGAAAGGCACTCGTCATTATTTTCCTAAAACACCGTAATAATATGATTGTTCAATAGAAGTTTTATATTGATTTCAAACGGGCGGACATTTCGTATAAAATATTGTAAAAAAATATACATAATGTGTATCATCGTCAATTCAAACAGTAACCAGTATGAATTTAGAACTCGCAAAATTCGAGATGAAAGCCATCAGTTTTCGACCCGATGAAAATAAGGGTCCTGTCATCGTTCTGATTGGACGGCGTGACACTGGTAAAAGTTTCCTCGTTCAAGACCTCATGTTTCACCACCAGGATATTCCCATTGGTACCGTTATATCCGGAACAGAGGCCGGCAACGGTTTTTTTGCCGCCCATGTGCCCAAATTATTCATCCATGATGCATATAATACCGCCATTATTGAGAATATTCTCAAGCGTCAGAAGGCAGTCCTAAAACAGGTCAAAAAGGAAATGGATACATACAAAAAGTCGTCCATTGATCCGCGTACATTTGTTGTTTTGGATGACTGCTTGTATGACAACAAATGGACGAAGGACGTGATGATGCGTCTCCTCTTCATGAATGGCCGTCATTGGAAGATCATGTTAGTCATCACAATGCAATATCCATTGGGTATCCCTCCAAATCTCCGCACGAATATCGACTACGTTTTTATTCTCCGCGAGCCATATATTGCGAATCGTAAGCGAATCTACGACAACTATGCGGGTATGTTCCCAACTTTTGAGAGCTTTTGTCAGGTCATGGACCAGTGTACCGAAAATTACGAGTGTCTCGTCATCAATAACAACGCGAAATCGAACAAATTACAAGACCAAATCTTCTGGTATAAGGCACAACAGCACGGGCCGTTCAAGCTGGGCAGTAAGGAATTCTGGGAAATATCGAAAAATCTCGGTTCTGACGACGAAGGAGAGCAGTCATATGACCCAAACGCAGCGAAAAATAGCAAGGGACCGAAGATTAACGTGAAGAAGAGCAAGTGGTGATGGAAAGTTGCTCTCGTGATGGCGAGATCGGTTTGCCGAAATTAGCATTTTAATCATAATTCTTGCTTTTGATTTATGAAAGCAAGCGTAATTTAATCATCGATTTCATAATTCCGCTTTTCAATTATAAAAGCAACATTAACCTCCTGTTTATCCGATTCAACACATCCGACAAGTCAAACCCTGATTCGTTCGGATTGTAACGTATTATTGCGTAACCCTGATTCTTGATGAAGTCTTCTCTCGCCACTTCGTTCGCCACTAACCGGTCGCTATGCCCGTATTCATCGCATTCCACTACAATTAAATCGTCCGTAAAGCACAAGTCGACACGATAAGGTCCAATCTGAAACTGACGCGACATAGCGTGTAAGCCGTGATACGCATTTTCAATAAACCCGATGGTCTGACCTTCGATGCACATCGGAAATCTGACAACTTGTATTTGCTCTGACGCTGAAACAAGGTATTTGGTTCTGAAATTAAATGAGTTCTTGAAGAGTTCAAATGCTTCTTCCGTAAGCATATATACGATACGATTATGACCTCCGTGTTTGTTCAATTTACCATCAGCTGTGACCGGATACTTGATATAATGGATATTATCTCGGTAATTTTTCTCCAAATGTAATGTTAATTGGACCTTTTGTGTCTTGAAATGACAAACCAACTCCTCCAAATCGCGCGTGAATTCCGGCATGTTGTAAAAACGGTGTATTATATACAACAGTTATCCACCGTCTATTTATTTCAATTTTATCTTATTTTCTACTACACTATTTAAAGTTTTTGTATTCGTTTTTCTTGCCCATATAAATATTTTGTATTGTATGTTCACTTGTAATTTTAATAATATTTTGAGTTAATTCATTAAACCAACCACACGTATCATTCCATACATCTTCTTGAATAATTCTTATTACGGAATAGCCATTTTTATTCGCACATTTTTCTTTGTATTGGTCATTTTCAAATTGTTCTTCTGGTGTTTTCCAATTCATAACTTGAATGAAATGTTGGTTTCCATCTAATTCAATAATAACCTTTTGTTCTTCCAATACGAAATCAAATGGAAGAATTCGACTGGTAATTTGACTTTTACACCAATCCGCGCGAAACTGTGAAATAATATTTGGATAGGATTGTAATAGTTGTTCATATAATTTTTTTTCGGTTTTATTTACACAAATTGGACACCAAGAATTTAGTCCAGTAATATTATTTAAATTAGAATTAAATTGATGACCACAATCACTATCAAACCAATATTTTGTATTTGCTGATTTAAATACTTCTCTTGGTTTTACATCGCCATTTTTCTCGCTCCAATATTTCGACTTTTCATGTGAAGCAAATGATTTGTCAAAACAGGTTTGACAATCTTTATCTTCACATAATTTTTGAGGTGGATTAGCACAATAAGGACACCAAGACGGTCTAAGTGAAGTAATATGACTTACAACACTTTCAAATTGATGACCACAATTACAATCAAACCAATATTTATTACTAGAAGATTTAAAGACTTGTCTTGGTTTTACATCACCATTTTTTTCACTCCAATACGGTGACCTTTTATGTGACGCAAATGATTTTTCAAAGCAAGTTTTACAATCTTCATTTTCACATAATTGGTTATTACCACAATAAGGACACCAAGTTGGATTTAGTGAAGTAATACTCTTTACAAGACTTTCAAATTGATGACCACAATCACACTTAAACCAATATTTTGTGTGTGATGATTTAAAAACGTGTATTGGTTTTACATCACCATTTTTAACGCTCCAATATTTTGACTTTTCATGTGAAGCAAATGATTTGTCAAAACAGGTTTGACAATCTTTATTTTCACATAATTTTTGAGATGGATTAGCACAATAAGGACACCAAGAATTTAGTGCTGTGATATTTTTTAAAATACTTTCAAATTGATGACCACAATCACAATTAAACCAATATTTATTATTCGAACTCTTAAAAACCTGTCTTGGTTTTACATCATCATTTTTAACGCTCCAATATTTTGACTTTTCATGTGAAGCAAATGATTTGTCAAAACAGGTTTGACAATCTTCATTTTCACATATTTTTTGAGGTGGATTAGCACAATAAGGACACCAAGATTTCATTCCAGTAATACTGTGTAAGCCACTTTCAAACTGATGACCACAAGTATCACAATCAAACCAATATTTATTACCAGAAGATTTAAACACTTGTCTTGGTTTTACATCGCAATTTTTCTCACTCCAAAACTCTGATTTGTCATGTGAATCAAATGATTTTTCAAAGCAGGTTTGACAATCTTCTTTTTCGCATAGTTGTTTATTTCCACTGCCACAATAAGGGCACCAACTATTTCCAGTAACACTGTTCAAAGAACTTTCAAATTGATGACCACAATCACAATTAAACCAATATTTATTATGTGTTCCCTTAAAAACTTGTCTTGGTTTTACATCGCCATTTTTCTCACTCCAATATTTTAATTTTTCATGTGAAGCAAATGATTTTTCAAAACAACTTGGACAACTTTCTTTTTCGCATAATTTTTTATTTGCACAATACGGACACCAACAAGGTTTTAGTGCGGTAATATTGGATAAAGCACATTCAAATTGATGACCACATTCACAATTAAACCAATATTTTTTGTGTGAAGATTTAAAAACCTGTCTTGGTTTTACATCTCCATTTTTAACGCTCCAATATTTTGATTTTTCGTGTGAAGCAAATGAGTTTATCATACAACTTTGACAATCTTCATCATCGCATAATCGTTTTGAGCTGCACATTTTGCTTTATGATATAAATTTTGTAACAAAATTTTGAATCAATTTAATTACATATTAATCAATTTAATTATATAGTAACCTCTACAGATATCCACCGCCAAAATGAGCCGCAGTGTCAAAGACAAAACAGTCTTCAACGATTATTATTACTGTGTTGCTCACTCGGTGTAGTGTAAATACACACAGTAATAATATATTGTTTGTTCTTAGTGAACTAATTCAAAT